AATAAATGATATGTGTGAATTTTACAGTTTAGACCCAAATATTTTTAACTCTGCTACAATTAAGGGTGAAAAGAAACAATTAGGTGTGTGGGACTATGAAGGACTATATAAAAAATTTAAGACTTTAGGAGCAAAAAGATATTTAGTTTTACAAGATGGTGAGTTAGCTCTAACATGTGCGGGACTACCTAAGAAAAGCGGGCTTGAATATATGAAGAAACAAGGCAAAACAATCAAAGGTACTTTTGATTATTTTAATGATGAGATGTATATACCAAGCGACTATACAGGAAAAAACACTCACTTATATATTGATGAAAGCAAAACAATGCTGGTAACCGATTATTTAGGTAATACAACAGAAGTACATTCAGAAAGTGGTGTCTTTTTATATGGAGCAGATTTTACTTTATCAATTAGTGAACAATACACGCAATTTATTAAGATGATGAAGAAAGGTTATAAATTCAAGGGGTACAATACTTATGAATAAGAAAAAATTTAAATATTATAGTTTAAAAAATATACAACGTAAAGACGCAACATATAACGTGATTTTTGGTGAACGTTCAAACGGTAAAACATACGCCGTTTTAAAGCAGGCGTTAGAAAATTATAAAAAAGATGGTTCACAGTTTGCATATGTAAGACGCTGGCAAGATGATATAAAAGCAAGGCGGGCAAGTACCATTTTTAACGGTTTACAAGATGATGGTACAATAGCAAAATTATTTAATAATGAATATACGGGAGTAACGTATTACAGTGGTAAATTTTATTTATGTACGTATGATGAAAAAGGCAAAGCAATTTATTCAGATAGTGATGTTTTGGGTTTTACTTTTGCACTTTCAGAAACAGAACATGGCAAAAGTAATTCATATCCAAATGTTACTCTTATAATGTTTGATGAGTTTTTAACTAAACATTTATACCTACCTGATGAGTTTGTTTTGTTTATGAATACTATATCAACAATAGTACGATTAAGAACTAACGTTAAAATCTACATGTTGGGTAACACGGTAAATAAATTTTGCCCGTACTTTCAAGAAATGGGCTTGAATCATATTAGAGAGATGAAACAAGGTTCAATAGATGTATATTCTTATGGTGATAGTAAATTAAAGGTTGCGGTAGAGTATACGGCAAACACCGCAAGCAATAAGAAAAATAACTTTTATTTTGCTTTCAATAACCCAAAATTATCAATGATAACGGGCGGGGCGTGGGAGCTTAACATATATCCACACGTTCCAATTAAATATAAACCACATAACATTAAATTTATATATTTTATAGTATTTAACGACCAAATTTTTCAATGTGAGATAGTAGACAAAGACCCTTATTATTTTACTTTTATTCACTTGAAAACAACACCAATAAAAGACACTGACAAAGATTTAATCTATTCTACTGATTATGTTCCAAAAATGAATTATAATAGAAATATATTGAAACCTATCACCGACCTACAAAAAAATATTAAATGGTTCTATGTTACTGACAGAGTGTACTACCAAAATAATGATGTGGGAGATAGTATCAATAATTATTTAAAATTATGTAAACAGGGGTTGTAAATGTGAATGAATTATCTAATTTTATTTCATCTGTTGGCTTTCCAATAGTAGTATCTGTTGCTATGTTTTACCAAAATAATATTTTATCAGCTAATTATCAGAAACTAACAGAACAACTACAAAACAAAATAGAAAGCAACACCGAAATATTAACGCGACTAATTGAAAAATTAGACCAAGACGAAATTTTAAAAGAAAAGAGTGATAAACAATGATTAACTTAACCGACAAAAAAGGACTGTTAAAACAATTTAAAGAAAATCAATTAAATAAGTCATTGACTATGTTTGAATGGCAAAATTTACCCGATACGTTGCCAGCGGTTGAACTTGAAAAAATGTTACAGATTAACGGGTACGCAATCATAGCAAAATATCAAAATAATATCTATGCTTTTAATGGTGGTTTTAGTGGTCAAGACCCTTATAACAGACCTACCCAGGTTATTATAAATAACCCAGCTTTAAAACTTAATAACACCTATAAAATTGATGAAGATTGCATTGTTATTAAAAATGATGATATGAAACAAGGGTTAATTAAAATCTACGAATATTTTGGGCAAAGATTAATAGAAAACCAAATAACAATGTTAATGACTGATTACAATTTAAGAATGCCATTTACAATTTCATCAAGCGACGACCAAACAACACAGTCAGCTAAAGAATATTTAAACAAAATTATAGATGGTTCGTTAGGTGTTATTGGTGAACAAAAGTTATTCAAAGCGTTAAGTGTCACACCAACAAACACCAAACAGACGGCGACTTTTTCTGATTTATACGGGTATCAACAATTTATACTAGCTCAATTAAATAATACTATTGGACTGGCAACCAATAACAACATGAAAAGGGAACGACTAACGACAAATGAAATTGAAATTAATAAAAATGCTAGTTATCCACTTGTTGATAACATGTTAAGAAACAGACAGCAAGCGGTGGAACAAATAAATAAAATGTTTGGGTTAGATATTACTGTTGAATATAGTTCTATTTGGGGTACTGACAATACTAATGATAGTAAGGTGAGTGAAGATGAAAATAATTCAGATGGTACTGTTAATAGTGTGGTTACTAGTGATAGTAAGCCCGTTGATAGTGGTAATACACAGCAAGCGGAAGATGCAGAATCAACAAAAGAAGATAACCCAGAAGCATCTGAAACAGAAGAAACTATAAAAGATGTTCCACATGAAACAGAAGAAACAGAAGAAGATGATAAAAAGGAGCATGACAAAAATGAAATATAGTGATTATATAAAACAAGGCGGGAAAGGTCTCATCACTTTATTGGGTGAAAATCATGCATTAAATTTTTTACTAAGTGATATTATCAAGCCTTTAGATGATACCTTTTTAATGGAAAATGGAAATAAAACATTTACTATATCAGTTGAAAACATGTTAAAAGCTAACAACGATTTAACACCAGTGGCAAACATGCTAAAAATTAAGTATGAAAAATATTGGAAAGTATTATACAATTCACAATTAAATGACACCGACCCAATTTACAGCGTTATTAGTGTCGGTAAAAGTGAATTAAACACAACAGGAAATACTAAGAATCAAGTAAGTGGGTATGATAGTTCTACAATGGTTGATAGTGATGGAAGTAACACCACAGGCAACACCACCAATACAAACAGCGTAAAAACATTGAAATATGCAGACCTTACTAATTTATTAAGTGAATTGAAAAAAAATATTTTTTATGATAAACTTTTTACAGATATAAGAAATTATATATTTAGTACATTTTATGGCAATGAAAGGGAGTAACAAACAATGAAAGTAACACAATTAAAAGATATTGTAAATACCGTAACCAGTGAAGTTCTAGGTAAAGAAGATGTTATAAGTGAAGACTTATCTAATTTAGTTGATATTGGTAATGAAATTATTAACACTGATAACGTTGATAATTATGTAAAAAAGTTAATTGATAGAATTGGAAAAGTTATTTTTGTAAACCGACTTTATGCGGGTGGTGTTCCATCTGTTTTAATGGATAGTTGGGAGTTTGGTTCTATTGTTGAAAAAATTAGCGCAGATTTACCAGATGCAGATGAAAATGACACTTGGAAATTAGAAAACGGTCAAGAGTATTCACAGGATACATTCTACCAACCTAAAGTCAGTGCAAAATTCTTTAATTCAAAAGTCACTTTTGATGTTAAATTATCTTTCACAACTCAACAAGTAAAAGAAAGTTTTGCAAGTGTGAACGAATTAAACGCCTTTTTATCTATGCTTGAAACTGGTGTTAAGAACTCGATGACAGTTAAATTAGATGGTTTAATTATGAGAACTATTAACAACATGACAGCCCAAACATTATACAAAGGGCAAGCAATGCAAAAAGTGAACTTATTATCATCTTACAATAAAGCAACAGGGCAACAATTAAAAGCAGATAAGGCGTTATTAGATAAGGACTTTTTAAAGTTTGCTAGTCTAGTTATTAAGAAGTATCAAGCACGTATTACTAAAATGAGTACATTATTTAATCAAGGTCAAAAAGCTCGTTTTACAAATATTAACGATTTACACACCGTTTTATTATCTGATTTTGCAGATAGTGCAGAAGTTTATCTTATGAGTGATACTTACCATAATGATACAGTTTCGCTGCCACAACATGAAACCGTTCCTTACTGGCAAGGGAGCGGGAAAACATATTCATTTAGTGATGTATCATCTATCAAGGTAAAAATTACCGACGGTACAAAGACAGCTAAAGATGTAACGCAAGCGGGTATTATTGGGGTTATGTTTGATACTAACGCCTTAGGTGTATCTAATTTAAACCAAAGAACAACGACAGCATACAATGCAAGAGCAGAATTTTATACCAACTTTTATAAAATGGATGCAGGTTATTTCAATGACCTAAATGAAAATTTTGTTGTATTCTATATTGCAGATAGTGATTTTGTAGCAGGTGTATAAACCTAAGGACTTATAGGAACTATGTTTTTTGCATAGTTCCTTTTTAGTAAGGA